GATGCTTTGATATTTTACACAGAATGCATATCGAGCTTTTGGCATTTTGCAAAAGTCGAGGTGATTATGTTGTCGTGGGCCTTAATAGCGATGAGAGTGTCAAGGCGTTAAAGGGGGATAACAGGCCCATATTTTGCCAAGAAGATAGAAAGAGGGTTTTAGAAGCTCTAGAGTATGTTGATGAGGTTATAATTTTTGACGAAGAGAGACCGTACAATTTAGTTAAAGAGCTTCGTCCGGATGAAATTGTTAAAGGTGGAGATTATAAAGTCAAAGATATCGCCGGCCATGAATTCGCTCCAGTTGTACTTTTCAAATACAATACTGACTATTCGTCAACAAAAGCGCTTGAAAAGCTAAATTCATAACGTATAATAGGTTCATATGATTATTGATAATATTGATGTTTACGATGGTAATATAATCCATAACCGATTTGCTTATCAATACTTCAGAGATAAGACTTTACCTATAGGTAATATTCTTGCTTTCAGAGCTCCTATGAAAGTTGAGACTGAAGGTATGATTGATTATGAAGATGTTCTTAAAGATGACTTTATCTATAGTGATGATGCGGTTAATTTTATTTGGGAGATACCAGGGCTAGATAGCTTCGGCGCAGTTGCATGGCAGCGATTATTTAATACACAGATTGCCAATGTACTTTCATCTAACTATCTCAAAGCTCCTATCGAAGTAGACGGTGATGATTTAATTGTTCACAAAGAACATAATCAAGGTGGCATCATTCAACCTCATGGTAAATGCAGCGTTAGTATTACATATACTAAGAATGGCGCTGCATTAGGTCATACTGCAATTAATGTTACTGCTGGTAAGAAAGCACCCGCGTTTGCTTATTCTACTAACCTTACAGATGAGCAGTGTACTGACTTCATGAAGAATGCTATTGATATTTTCTATACAATGAATGATGATATGTTTATTGCTACGACGAAAATTATAGCTAAGTGAAGATTCTTGTCACAGGTGCAGCAGGATTTATTGGCAGTAAGACTGTTGATGAGCTCTATGATTTAGGCCATGATGTTATATCTATCGATAATGAAAGTGCCACCTCTAACGAAAAATTTTATTGGCATAAAAAAGTACGAGGATGGAAACATGATGTATGTGATGCCGGTGCTATAGATGCTGTCTTTGCATATTATAAACCTGATGCAGTATTACATTGTGCTGCTCAAGCTAGAATTCAGATTGGGTTTGATTCTCCTCTTGATACCTATAATACAAATTATATTGGTACAGTTACTCTTCTAGAAGCTTGTGTTGAACATAAATGTAAAAGGTTTGTGTTTGCTTCTACTTCATCTTCTTATGGGTTAGCAAATGATATACCGTTAAAAGAAGAATATGAAACAGATTGTTTAACTCCCTATTCTATAAGTAAGATAGCTGCTGAAAAAGCATGTAAAGACTATCACAAAAACTGGGGTATTGAAACAATAATGTTAAGATATTTTAACGTGTATGGAGATAGGCAACCTATTAAAGGTCCATATGCACCCGTTATCGGGCTCTTTCATAGACAAAGAGAAGCCGGTAAGGATTTAACTATTGTTGGCAATGGTAATCAAACAAGAGATTTTACGAATATTGATGATGTTGTAAATGCTAATATACTCGCCCTAACAGGTATTTATAAAGATAAAAATTATGGCGAAGTATATAATATAGGCACGGGACAAAATTATTCTATTAATGACGTAGCAAAGATGATATCACCTGCTGGGCCGTTTATGTATGTTGCTCATAGACCAGGTGAAGCAAAAGATACAAGAGCAGATATTACAAAAGCAAAAACTATTTTAAGCTGGAAACCTACCATTGAACTGCCACAATGGATTAGAGAAAATTATTAATGAAGACAATTTTTGATTATCTTAAAGATTTGCTATTTACTAAAGATGGTAAATCTATGCAAAATATTGATGATGAAAATGGTTATAATATATTCATGATTAATAGATGGGTAAGTATGTACTCGCCTGCAATGGCAATATTAGTAAATGAAACAACTAATAGATATTGGACTCTTTTGACTAAGAAAAGAGATAGTTATAATTTTTTACATAAGTTATTACCTAAAGTACCTTCAAGAAGAATATATTATGTCAAGAAAGCAAAGAAAGAAAAAACAGAACAAGATGAAATTATATCTGTTTTAGCTAAAAACATGGAACTTTCAAAAAGAGAGATTATGTATTATATAGAGAGCAGTAATACTGATCTTTCCAAATATAAAGATTATGGCAAAAGCAAGCGTTGATCAATTAGGTCCCATTAAGAGAGGGGTTATTAACCTTGACAAATATGTTGAGGATAACTTTACTCTTATGGGTTTTGAGTTGGATAGAGTATACGATGATATTATCGTCGTTGAATATGCGGATTTATCTGAGGATGGAGATTCTATTCTCCGCAACGGTGTACATATTCCAGTCCATCAAGTACAGAAAGCATGGCGTATCGGCCGAGTAATTATTCATGGTCCTAATACTAATGCAGTTGAGGAGGGTGATTATGTATGCTTTCCAAACGATAAAGGAATTCCGGTAACTAATATGAATGTAAGAGGTACTGTATATAAGAATGCTGTATTTCTTAACGAGGACCGTTTATTTGGAACTGTTGTACCTATTGTAGATGAGAGTAAGCCTAGGAAATCTAGCAAGCGTTCTTCAGGAAAACGTAGCTGAAGTTAAGTTCACGCGTCGAAGAGCAAAAGCTGGTTCGCCGGCAACTCGTCGAATGCTTTGCACTAACTCGTTTAGTCTACTTAACTCAGCAGACGGGCGCGTTGCATTGAATTTTAAACCGCCGACTAATTATCCAAAATATAATCCACAGGCAAAAAATTTAGTAGTGACGTGGGATATAATTATGCAAGGATTTAGAACAATAAGCGTTGAAACGTGTGACCTTATTTCTGTTATACCTGCCAATGATGAATTTTGGACTTACTTTAACGAAAAATTAGCACCTCTATCACAAGCTGAAAAAATAAACTTTATGAACGTATGACGATTGCGGATAAAACAGAACAATTACTAAAATGTACATTACAAAATAATGTACAGTTTGTTCTAAATGACAAGGTTATACGAGAGGGTAGAATGGTAATTTATCATGTTAAGGATTTTTACATAACATTTAATTTTGTTAATCTAAAAGGTATAGATAAGGTTTACGAAATACCAGTCCCGTTTGATATAGTTAAGCAAGATAACGTACTAATATTTTCTTATGAAGTCGATAAAGCGATTAATAATGACTTTACATGCAATTTTTTGATTAAACAAATTATTGGTAAAGTAAAGAAGAAAAATAAACTTATTAATAATAAATTGCTTGTAAAATGCGAACATTAGTATAATATTATACTGTGTTTGATCTTGTAAAGAACTTTCCATCTGGATATATTCCAACTTCGCAGCAAAAGCGTGTACTTAAGCGAGTACAGACTGCACTAAATGGAGATAAAAAGTTTGTTATTATCTGTGCACCGACAGGGACAGGTAAGAGTATGATCAGTAAAAGCATTGGCAATGCTTCTCCGGAGCCTGGAAATAGATGGCAAGAGCTAGTAGATGATAATCTGCTTTTTAAACAGACACATACAGGCGAGTATAGTTATGCAGATGATGCATATGAATGTGATTCATTTGGGTCATATGTATTAACAATAACAAAAAATTTACAAAATCAATATAAAGATCTATTTGAAGATACATCTATCTTAAAAGGTAAGTCAAATTATAGATGTAATGTAGACGAACAATATGATGTTGAGACTGCACCGTGCGTGTTACTGCCTGCTCTTAAGAATAGTTGTATTGGAGCAGATACGTGTCATTACTATAACAGCAGGAGAGATGCTATTAGTAATAAATTTTCAGCACTAAATTACAAAATGTTCTTATCACTACCACCTCATGTAAGAAGAAGAAAAGCAATTATCTGCGATGAGGCATCTGAGCTTGAAGAAGAGCTAGTTAAAAGATTCTCTATTACAATCGATTATAACACGTTGAACAGACTTGGGGTAACTCATTCAAAGCTTCTAACAATTGATAAACGTCAAGTATTGAATTGGTTTACGTCTATTATTTCCTCGCTATCAGAAATACGTGAAGAACTTCTTGTTAAGAATAGCAAGAAGAACAGCTCCGATCAATCCATAAGAGATAAAAACAAACTCTTAACAGTTAGTAGACTTTATAACTCTCTCTTAACGATACACGCACATTGGTTTGATAGTGATTTTTTGGTTGAGAAAGATTCGGAAGCTGTAAAGCTTACACCCTTAAAAGTAAATAAATTATCTGACACAGTATTTGCACATGGTGATAAAATTATACTCATGTCAGCAACTATCGTTGATCATAAATCATTTGCAAAAACTTTAGGTATAAGAGATTATGAGTATGTAGAAGTAGGGTGTGAATTTGATTCAGAGCTAAGTCCTATTTATGTAAGCACAAAAGCTAAGCTAAATCATAAGAATCTTGTAAAAGAAATGCCAAAGATTATTAATCAAATACGGCAAATCTTGGAAATGCATAAGTTTGATAAAGGTGTTATACATACTCATACAAATGCTATAACAAGTATGATAAACGGTAGCATAAAAGACAAACGTATGCTATATAGACAAGTTAATGCTACAAATGAAGATATAATAGAACTCCATACTATAGATAGCAAACCTACAGTTTTAGTTAGCCCGTCACTAACATACGGGGTTGACCTTAAGGATAATCTCGCAAGGTTTCAGATTATTGTCAAACTTCCATATTCACCCCTAGGTTCAAAAAGAGTTAAAGCATTATTTGAACAGGATAAAAGATGGTATGAGAACAAAATGCTTGTAAATCTTATACAAGCTTGCGGGAGAGGTACAAGGAGTACGACAGATCACTGTAAAACTTATATATTAGATGGTAATGTTGTTAGAGTCTTACAGTCATGCAAAGAACGACTTCCTAAGTATTTTCTAGACAGGTTCGTTTAATAAATATTTACAGTGAAAAATACTCCATATCATTTCGAGATAAAGGATATCATGACGCAATTTATAGCCGCGTTTAATGATGTTACTATTAATCGATATAATAAGGATAGAGAAGTCAAAGATAAAATACATGTAAGATATGTTTATGCACCTAAGCAACGCGTTTTATATGATATGGTAAATAAAAATCAGCATATAACATTACCGGCAATTGCTGTTTCTATTGGAGGAATTTCCCGAGACTCAAACAGAGTTTTTAATAAAATATACGGGACATATATGCATACAGGGCTTGACGATGATAGCATTAATACAAGTTCAGATTTTATGCCTGCACCGATCCCAGTTGATATATCTGTCAATATGTCGATATTGGCTAAGTATCAGACTGACATGGATCAAATACTGTCAAATTTTATACCATATAATAACCCGTATGTTATTATCTCATGGAAGGTACCATCCGATTTTGTAACAGATGTACAAGAAATTAGAACAGAAGTTCTATGGAATGGTAACATTGGGTTATCATATCCAACAGATTTAGATCCTAATACCCCAGCTAGGATATCCGGCGATACATCATTTACAATTGATGACGCTGGTGGCGATAAAATTCAAGTAGGCGACATACTAGAGTTTGGAGATGCTTCAGGTAACTTTACAGCTGCACCATCAGGACATTATTACAAAATAACAGACATATCTAGTTC